TATTTTATTATAAATATTAGACAGTTCTTTTTACAATAGTAGGAAAAGATGTAGTAGCAGGCTTATGTTTTGGATTTTCTAAATCAAATAAAGTTTTTACTGATTTAAATATTTCTAAATTCTCTTCCTGAGATCTAGATGATACGGACATTTCCCAATTTTTACCTTTTATTTTTTTACCTGATTTATCTTGTCCTCGAGACTTAGATTTTAACCAAAGTACGCCTACATGATCAGCTTCTTTACCAAAACATTCTTTATACATTTGAGCATAAACTGCACCTTGTAAATCATATGTAGTTTGTAAGTGGTTAGATGTTTTAAAATCAATAACCCAAAGTTTACCATCTATTTCACAGATTAAATCACAAGTACCAGCTACTTTTAATTCATCTGAGAATAAATGAACTTCTGTTTCAATTAAAGTAGGTTTATATGTTTCCCAAAAATCTACAAAACGTAAAAACATTTGCCATACTAAAGGATCCATTTTAGGATAACCATGTTCGTTTAAATATTTTATTTCTTTACCTTTAAAATATTTTTCTATAAGTAAATGTGTAGCAGTACCTTCCTCAGATGCTTTTTTAACTATCCAATCAGCACTATAACCAACTTTTTTAAGCCAGTCTTCAAAATGTCTACCTTTTGGATATGCTTGTAGAACATAAGTTACAGATGGATAATATTCACCGTGTCTTCTATAATACCTAGAATCAGGTAATGTAATTTGTTTATGGTCATCTGACAATTCAATTATTCTATTATATGTTTTTTTAATCATATAGCTAGTTTTTGTTCCATTAAATTATAATAGGTAAGTGGAACTGTTTTTTGTATCAATTTAGTGAAATTTTCGAAACCCATCTCACTCGGGTCCTTATCTTGTAAATCTACAAGATAGACTTCTTTACCTTCTGCCATTAATTTTTCACAGAATTTTAAAGCTTGTTTAATTGCATCCCTATCTAGTGCAATATAAATTTTATCTACTACAGAAGTAACTATTTTTTTCATTAAGCTACTTTGAATATTTTTTCCTAGTAATGGTATAGCATTTCTTTTTATTGCAATAGCATCAAATAGACCTTCACATAAGATAACTGGTACATTCCAATTTATTAAATGTTCATTTGGAATTATATCTCTACTAGCTGAAGGGTTTCTATATTTAACATATGGTTCTTTTTCAAATGAACGGGCTGTAAAATAATTTAATCTACCATCTGCATCGTAAGTAGGTATAATTATCATATTTTTATATAAACCTTCCTTACAATAACCTATATTGTACTTAAGTATATCGTATTTACCAATGTGTCTTTTTTTTAGGTACGCAAGCGCGTGTCTAGTCATGATATCGCTAGTATTAACGTTATATAGGCTTATATATTCACTAGGTAATGATACACTATTAACAACTTTTGTTTCTTTAATTGATTTAGAAGTTTTAACAAGTGATTTAAGTTCTGTAAATTTATTTAGATCAGTTTTTAATTGTTTAAATAAAGAATAGATAGTAGTACCCCTTACATCACAAGCCCAACAATGCCAAGGATTTTTACCTTCCCTATTTTCTGTTAAATTAACTTCAAGTTTAGGTTTATGGTGATTACAAAAAGGACAATGATAAGCATAATTGTTTCGAGCAGTAGCTTTGCCCGAACCCAATACAGAGTTTACTAATGTAACTAATAACTGGTTAACCATGAACGGTAATATACGAAATTATATTGTTTTAGACACGAAATCTTCAAATTCTATGTCTTTTAAATCTTTAGTAAAAAACTTACCTAAAATATTATCATTAAAAAATTCATCTGGTTTTTCCAATACTTGATATATCATTTGATATTTAATTTCAAAATATGTCATTGATTTTTTATCAGGACACATTTTTAGAATAATACGTTCAAATTCATCTTTCTTTCCCTCTAAAAGTAGTTGTTTTATATCTTTTTGAGAACCATAATATGTTTTCCAATCGGATTCTTTTACTTCTAATCTATAAGCAGGACGACGTCCAACTACACCTTGTAATTTTTCTAATTCTCGTTTTCCGATTTTTTTCTTTTTATTGTGAAATAAGACTTTTTTGCCTATATAGGATTTTCCAGAAGGTTTGTGAGTTACAATATAAACAAAGCCAAATGTATTTTCTGGAAATTGAGTAATATCCCCTATTTTATGTGTTTTATAGGTCCAACTCATGTGTTTGTTTTAAAGTTAATAATAAATATAACTAAAAACTATTAAGCTGCCAAATAATTTTAACCTGCAGATATTTTTAATGTACCACTATCATTCCAAAGTTGGCCAGCATTTGTAGGATCTGATGTAGGTAATCCTCTCATTATTACAGTTGAGGAACCTGCTCCACCTCCCGCACTTCCACTTACTGTTAAGTTGTTTACAAAAGTTGTACATGCAGCACTTGAAGTAACATTTGAACCAATTATGAAAGATTGAATATGGGTACTTAGAATTTGATTAGCTCTTCCACCTAAAATAGCGGAGCAACTACCACTAATTTGATTTCCTTGACCAGCACCAATAAAAGCATGTGTTTGATTGGTTGTATTACAAAAACCACTAACAATAGCACTAAGTCCTTTAGCTGCATCATTAAATCTATTACATTGACCACCTCCTATAAAATTACAATCCCCTAATGAAGTATTATCTTTTCCACTACCAATAAAACTATAATAACCACTTAAAGTATTAGTACACCCTGCAACGATACCACTACCACCACCAGTAGCACCTGAAGGGCTTATAGTATTACGGTTCCCTGCTCCAATAAAACCTTTACATTGACAAATAGTGTTAATACACCCACCACCTATTACAGAATCCCCCGAAACGCCTGTTAGGCAATTTGTAGAACCAGCAACAATACCACTATTACCTCCATAAACTCCAGAAATTGAATTACGGAAACCACCTAAAATATTACCTCTTGCTGTTTGTATCACACAGTTACAAACACCTCCAACAATTAATGATTGATTAGCATAATAACCTGAAAGTGATTTTATATGATTACTACAACCACCTCCTATAAATGTACCATTTCCGGAAGATGTATTAAACATTCCACCAACGGTTGCTGGTGCATAACCACCAGAAACGGAGTTGCATCTTCCTCCTCCAATAAAACTACAATTGGATCCTTGTAATATAGTATTATTAGTACCACCTACAACAGATGAAAAACAACCAGAACTAGTATTTAAAACCCCTACTACTACTATAGAATGACATCTACTTGCAGAATTATTAAGACCACCTCCAATAAAACTATACTTATCTCCTATTATATTATTATGTCCATTAATTATTCAACCACAAGTTGATAGATTAATATTACAAAATCCATTTCCAATAAATGCACCATCACAGGAGGATGAATTATACTGGCCAGATCCTACAAAACCATAATTAGCGTTAACAAGATTATAACTACCATTAATTATAGTAGCATTTACAGTTCCGGTTTTAATATTATTTAAAGCACCCATTCCTATAAAATCATAAGCACCACCACAAGCTCTATTTGTACTTCCACCTATTATAACACCGTATAATCCCGTTGCTGCATGATTATCATTACCACCAACTACTATATTATGGCAAAGCCCAGAAGCAGTATTAGCAACACCACCAACTACTATACCCTGTTTTCCTGCTTTATTACGTTCTCCACCTCCTATAAAACTGCAAACACCACTAGCAAAGTTTCCACTTCCACCACCAATAACAGAACAAGCACTTGAAGCTGTATTATTTATACCTGCACCTATAAAAACATTAGCAGCCGAAGCTGTATTACATTGGCCACCTGCTACAACAGCAAAATTAGCACTAGCTTGATTACAACCAAATTTTTCTGGGACAATATTATTATCACTTGAACCAGTTCTATAAACTTCTAATCCTGGGGTTGATGCCGCTTGTATACTTGAAGTATCTGCTCTAAAAAGTTGTCCAGTTGTTGGATTATAAGTTACTACTTGACATTGACCTGTAGTTAATAGGCCATCTGGTTTGATAAATTGTGAACCTGTAACTTTAAAAGAACCCGATACTGAAATGTCATAGTCTTGTTGGCTAGCTGCTGAAAAAGCTTCAACGGATTGAGATACATGCCATGATTGAACTATTTCTCCTTGTTGGATTTGTGAAGGGTAATTAAGTACTTTTGCCATTTTATTAGGTTATTTATTATAAATATTAGTTATCTATCTATATTTACTAAAATTGTTGTATCAGTTGTAGGAGATGACTGTAGAGGTTCAGCTAATTTACCTACAGCTAACAAATTATAATTTTCATCATATAAACCTACTGTTGTAATATATGGTTCAAAATAAGATCCAGTTGCAAAATCTCTTGGTTTTCCAATTGAAGCTGTATTTTCCCAAATTATATCACTTCCTGAAAAAACTGTAGGGATTTGACTTCCTGTTATAATACTCGGGTTTAAAGAATAATTAAATTCATTTTCATTTATAGTAGCTTTATATTGGGTTTCAAATATTTTATAAGAACTTGAAAAAGACATAGTCACATTTCTACTATTAATCCAAGCATCAATAAAATCCTCTCTTTCAATTCTATCACCACCGTATAAATTCGTACCATAGACAGCAGTACCATAAGTAGAATTTACTGCACTACCAACTGTTGAAGAATCAAATAAAGTTACAATACCATGTTGGTAAATAATATTACCAGCCATATATTCATAACCAGTAGCTGGTTCATTAGGATGTTTCCATAATAATCTTCCTTCACCATCATCTTTAATTGAACCACTAATACCTTCAAATAAAAAAGAATTAGGTTGAATATAATCACCAAATAATTTGGAAGGTATAGATATAATACCTATGGGAACTGATGGATCAGCTGCACTGGCTGTTGGAAAATCTTTATTAGGCCAAAGTGTTGTTTGTTCGTAATTATAATAATTTGATTGTTGAATACCCCCTAATAAAACATTTCCTTCTTCATTAGCACCTAATAAAACACTAGCAGTAAGTGCATCTTGAGTAAATCCACCACTTCCAGAAAGATAATTTGTATAATATAATTGTTTTATGGAATCATAAAGTAGAACAATGGGTATAGCTGTATTTCCAGGTATGTTACCATTATCAACCATAAATGGATTACTACCAGAAATTAAATAATTTCCACTTCTTCCTAGATATCTACCAATTTGAACATTAGAACCAGTTAAAGAGCTTCCACCAATAAAGGAAAAACTTTTGTTTACCTCAAAGGGTGAAACTATTAAATCCTGGGAGTTGAATTGTTTGTAAGCGCTCATTCATTTTAAAAATCTAATTTGACTCTAATAAGAGCTTCTTTTGTAAAATCCTTTTGTATTGGTTTTGATAATTTTGCAACAGCTAATAAATCATTACTATTGTTATATAAACCAACTGTCGTAGGAAAAGTATTAGGGTTATCTATAAAAAATGGATAAATTACCTCACCAGTTGAACCTGATATAAATGATGGGTTTTCTGTATAATTAAATTCACTATTTCTTGCTCTAATAAAAACAAAATCCGAAGAAATAGTTTCTTGGGAATTTAATTCAAATACATTTCCATTTACATCACCTACAGAACCCGATATATGGTCAAATAATTTTGTTGGATTATTACCACTTGTATCACTACCTGAATTGGTTGCTAAGTTAATACCTCCACCAGTAGCTGTGTTATCATTTAAAGCTGGAGCATTTAGTAAAATTGTAGAAATATCAGGTAAAAATAAACCATAAGAACCACTTGCAGGAGTAAATCCATTACCTCCATCATATGAAGTTCCATCTGAACCAGATATTAACTGATATGCTCTTTGTGTACCATAATAAGTTGGCAATGTAACAACATTAGAATTATCTGTTAAATGAATTTGGTTTGCTGTGGCAACAGTGTTACTACTTGATAAGATTAAATTTAGTGAACCAGGTAAAAGTGATTGTTTATATCTAGCTCTTTCTATGCTTATAACATAAAAATCATTATCTGCACTTCCTGTAAATGTTTCACCAAAAACAAAACTTGAATCTTCATCTTCTAAAACTAATGTTCTATACTGTCCATAAATTGTTGTTGTTGGAGATACATTAGGTACAGCAGAATCAAAGTTTACACCTCCACCTCCATTTTTATTAGCATAAGCAATTTGAAATTGAATTGCAGCTGTATCATCAGTAGACCCCGTGTTATAAACACTTAAATAGTAAGGACCCGAAGCTCCCTGTTTTTGAACAGAGGAAGTAAAATTTAAACCATTTTTTGCATAATCATTTAAAGAAGGGGTGTTATTACTCCAAACTGTAGAAGTTACTGAATCGGAACTTACAACAAAATCTTCTGCGTCTAGTTGTTTAAAAGCCATAGTTTTATGATGTTAAAGATTGTTTTGTTATAGTTACTGGGATTGTTAATCTAGCACCACTATCTAATCCAGTTACTGTTAATGTAGTTCTTAATTGGGAATTTGAGCCAAATAATGTATTTACAGTCGTTGCAGTTAAATTAATTTGTGATCCAAGTACTGTTTTAGAAACACTTGTTCCAATAGTTTGAGTAGCATTTTCATTTGCTGCAGTAGCAGCTTCAGATTGTATACCTTGACCAACAAAACTACTCATTAATCTAACATCACCTATAGTAGCACTATATCCTGATGTTTCAAAAATTTGTTCATTACCTAAGTAATTTAATGTTTGTGGTGTAATTGATAATTGAGCACCTTGTTTTAAAGTAATAGCTGCATAACCTAAATCTAGTACAGGTAATTTAGCTGTACCCCTTGGTAATGTAGTTAATTTATATTTCATTATTTGAAGTTCGTCTGGAAAAGCTTCTAACAATGGCATATTATCAATTGCCTCACCATAATAAGCGGAACCAGAAGGATGATTTGGATTATAAAGTGTATAATCTATTTCATCATCTGATAGGGCAAATTGGGTGATTTGAAAAGAACCATCATTTCTTGCTAGTAACTCTCTTCCTTTAGTAGTTAAGATTGCATCTACTGTGATTACTGCGTTGTTTAAATATCCCATTGTATTATTTTTATATAAATATTGTTATATGTTATAAAT